GCCAATCTGGATAAAAAGAATCTGCCCGATTATTTGGGGCAGCTAAAACTAGAACTGGAGGGAACTAATGCAAAATAGAGGGTTACAGAAAGAATATGAGAAAAGCAAAGGAAAATTGCCAGGTTTACAGCTGGATGAAACCTTACACAGTGAACATTTGTTAGTAGGATGCGGGAATCCGGCATATTGCCCGATCTGCAAATGCAGCCATGCCCCGGGAGATAAGTTGTCATGAAAAGGGCGCTGGCGTATTACTGCCGGAAAAATCCTAACGGCAAACTGATAAAGATATCAAGAGGTAAGCTGTGGAGCTATTGCATCCCCAGGAATCCAAATTGCCCGTTCCTGGTAAGGCTTTGGCGATGGGGAAATGGAAGAAGATAGGAATAAACCACAGAGAACACGGAGACCACAGAGAAAAAAGTAGAAATGTTTCAATGTTTTCTCTGTGCACCTCTGTGCACTCAGTGGTTAAAAGAAGAATAAGGAGGCAAAGATGAGATTTTGTGATAACACTCAGAAAGCTAAAATACATATTGCCGCTCAAGCATTGGGGCTAATAACAAAACAAGGAGATGAGCGATACCGTGACGTTCTGTGGATGCAATTCAAGGCAAAAAGCTGTACGGAACTTTCCTATGCCCAGGCAGAAAAGCTGTATGGACACCTAAAACAACTCGGCTACAAACCTAAATATCCGCGCCGGAAACGGACAAAACCCCGGCCGGAAGATAGCAACGTCATCTGGCTGACTACTACCAACCAAAAGCTGAAGATCCAGGAGTTGGAGGAATGTTTGGGGTGGCATACCAACCCTGATAGATTGAGCGGATTTATTGCCAAGCGAATTACCCGAGGGAAACCCAAAAAAATCCACTTGCTGACAAAAAAGGAGGCCAGCCGCTTAATAGAAACCCTAAAGGCTATTCTGGCCGGAGGCCGCGGGGAACGTCATGAAAAAGCAGATAAATTATGATCCATTTTTCATCTGTGGACGCTATTTCGGCCGGATGGCCAAGCGGCAATGCATGGCATATCAGGCATTCAATGCCGATGGCTGCCAAAGGTGCGACCAAGGCGTGCGGATAGTAGAAGAACTCCAGCTGGCTAAAGCTGCCGGTGTGAACATTCACCATGTATCTGCCGACCTTCAGTGAGGAATGAACATGAAGACATTAGGCTACATCGGCATCATTCTAGTTCAGTGTTCATATTGGCCGCAGATCTACCGGGTGCTATCCACCAGGCGGACAGCGGCGCTGTCGCCGGTGTTCGTATTCCTGGTGTGGCTCGGCCTGATCTGCCTCCAGATATATTCATATCATATCTTTAATCTGGTCTATATTGTGTCGAACTGGATCGGGCTGGCGAATACCAGTCTGTTGTTAATTTTGATATGGCTTAGGAGGTAAACATGGTGACAAGAACGGCTTTAATTTTAGTGAGAAAGGGCAAAACTCACCTATTAAGGGAGTATGGAATGTTCGAGGAAAAAATATTCTCGGTGTGCGGTCGCGGGTTGCAGAAAAAACGCAACGTGGTTACTTGGGCCAACCCGAACAATACAACCTGCCTTTTGTGTTTAAGGAGATTACGATGAGTCCAAGCCATGTTGTTGAAGTTTATAAATATTACTGCGAAACGTTCGGCAAAAGCCCGACGCAATACAAGCTTGTACCTGCCAGGCATGCAAAAATCGAAACAAGGCTCAAGGAGTTTACGGTTGAGGAACTAAAGACGGCTATCTATCAACTGTCAAAACTGAAATTTAACCTTTATTTTGAGTATGTTGACCTGGACAAACAAATCTTGCGGAGCCGCCAACGTGTTCAGGAGCTTTTGGAACTAACGCCTGAAGTTATCAAGCGTCGGAACAAGGGATTCAAACAAAAATATGGCAGGCTGAATATCCCAAGCGCCCCGCCGCAAAAGACGGATAACCCAAAGCTTAGGAACCCTGAAACGGAACCGATAGATAATCCCAAAGACGCTATGGAGCATCAATTAGAGCAGCTGCTGGCTGGTATCACGGAGGCAGAAAAGGAGCGGGAATTACGGCGGATCGAAGCCGAAATTAGACGGAAATACCCGGTAGCCCGCACCTGGACGCCTGAAGTGCTAAGGGAGACAGCCTTTGCCCAGTATGGGGAGAAATTTTCGAATAAATTAACCGCTGAGAACGCAGAGGGACACAGAGAGGAATAAAAATTCTCCGCGTACCTTTGCGCTCTCTGCGGTGAAAATTGGGAATTTAAAAATGGAAGAAAAAGACATTCTTATGCGCACCACCACCGTAGCCAGGATACTGGCCGTAAGTGACGATACTGTTAGGCGCTGGTTCGATGAGGGGATTTTGCAAGGGATGGAGAAACAAAACCGCAATCGCCGCACCATTCGTATCTACAAATCCTCCGTAGATCTCTTCAGAGAAACACCAGGAAAATAAAAAAATACCCCGCCGTAAAGATTTAGCCGATTTAACCGCACCAGAATTTTTCCAATAAGGTAAGCTTACAGTAGACCTCCTTAGCCCGGGGGAGGGGGAGCCATATCAGCGCCCCTCTTAGCGCTTCTGTTCTCCCTCCCCTATAAAAAACCAGGTAAAACCTGGAACCACTAAGTTGTTCATGGATGAGCTTGAGATTCATTTCAAAACCAACCGCCAGTCGGAAGAGTTTCCCTTGGTATCGCCGCACCTGCGGGGCTTAGTCCTGGATGTGGCTTTCTATGTCGGCAGAAAGTATGGCAAGCCCATCCTAATCACCGACCTGTTGCGCACACAAGAGGAGCAGGATGCAATTTATGGCTCCAACCCTGAATACTGGAAGAAACCCTGGAGGTCGGTACATGAATTCGGGCGGGGCTGTGATATCAGGAGCAGGGATTTCATGGCCGCACAAACAGCGGAGCTGCTGCGATACATAGCCAGTGCCTGGCCGTATGATCCGGAGCGGCCGGAGATGCACACGGCCATCATCCATAGCGCCGGAAACGGAATGCACCTGCATTTACAGGTTTTATCATGAGGGATGAAATATGGAAAATATAATTGATTTTCTACGCAAATCGGTTCGCCCAGGCTTAGCTTGGGTTTTTGGCCTGGCGATTGTGGCGGGCTTTTTCGGAAAGCTAATTCAGGCGGAAACATTTATTGGTATCGCCGGATCTATAATGGCTTTTTATTTTAATTCTAGGGAAAAACGCCCTGAACAAGAAAGGAAATAGAAGATGGAACCATTGGAATGGATTGCGATTGCAGTAGCTGTGATCTTTGGCGGTGGCGGGCTTGTAGGAACTATAGGCGAAACCTCAGACGTCAGGACATTCATCGGAGAACCGGAACACATAGAAGCTGTGCGAAAGCGGTGCATAGAATGCCATGTTGGATTATCGGATGATCCGGCGATTAGCCCTAGCGAAGTGACGCTAAGCGACCTTAATCCAATAACCTTTTTCAGGCGTTCAGACTTCGCTGACTTCCGGGCGGTTCCTGAACACAGGATTTGGAATATTGCTCAGACATGTCTTACTTGTCATTATAATGGCACAGATGAGGCTTTTCCGGAGCAGAAGCCGGTTAACCCTGTATCCGAGGGCATTTAATGTCTCCTGAACAGGAAGGAAAGCCGGTCTCAACCCGGGAGTGTCTCTATCGCCTGGAGAACAAATTTAGCACCCTTGAAGTAGTAGTGAAGGCGAATATGGCTGAACAGAAACGGCTCAACGTCAACATCGCAGAAACCCTAAAGAGCCTGAACAAACGGGTAAATCAGCTGGAGATCGTTGTGGCTGAGATAAACGGAAAATTCAAGCAGACCTGGATGGGCGGCCTGGTCTGTATCGTCATTATAGCCGTATTAGGATTCATTTTAAGGACATGAGCGGAAAATTCGACACCTACTATGGGCCCGCCAGGCAGATGTATCTGGCGGGCAAAACGTTCGAGAAGATCAAGGCGCAGCTGGGCGTATCTCTGCCCACGCTTTCCAAGTGGAAGGATTACGGCGATTGGGAGAAGGAAAGAGCCAAGTTGCGGCAGCAGAAAATCTCCACCATCGAGCGGCTACAGAGAGCGCTGGATAAAAAATCCAAACAGCTTGAAGAACTGGATCCTAATGACGATGCCGGGAAATTGGTGGATCAGATATCGAAACTTTCGGCAGCTATTGATCGTATCCGCACCAAGCGCGACCCGTTAGGGGCTACCTTGTTGGTGATGGACGAGTTCACCGGGTGGCTACAGAAAAAAAATATGGACGCCTATGTTGCCGTATCGCCATATTTACCGGCATTTTTCGAGCACATGAGGAGTAAGGCCGATGGGCAAACTTGACCTGATGAAAAAAGGTTTAGCACAGGAAAAACTGAAAGAGCTAAAACAGCTTGTACTTCGTATAGATAATTCTTGTAAATCCATCAGCCAGAATCTGTTCATGTATGACGGGCTAGACAGCCTGGAGATAGAGGCTGCAGAAGCCGAATTCAGGGAATTAAAGACAAATGTCCGCAGATACCATGTGTTGGCAAAAGAGATCGAGAAAAATGATCCGGATGTAATTATTCCGCGTTCCCCGGCAGAGGTGTAGTGTGGCCATCAGAAAAACAAGCATAAGCGAGTATGACAAAAGGGTAGCGGCCATCCTCCAGAGGATGTCGGCGGAGGCCAAACCCTTCCCGGATGACAGTGATGCGGCCAAAGCCGAGCGCAAAGCCCGCGGGCTGAAGGATTCGCTGTGGTGGTGCAAGACGTATCTTCCGCATCATTTCAATGCACCCTGGGCGGAATTTCATCCGGAATGGGTAGAAATGTCACGCCCGAAACCGGCGCAGGCGGCCATTACGCCGGAAGTCATCTCCGGCTTCCGCGGCACCGGCAAATCAACCTTTTTCACTCTGGCCATGCCGCTCCATGCCATAACCTCCAGCCTCATTCACTACCTTATCATCGGCTCCGAGACTGAAGAGACAGCCGCCGAAAAAGCCAGCCTCCTCAAGCTGGAACTGGAGCATAACCAAAGGATTAAGCAGGATTACGGTGAGTTCAAAGGAGCCTTCGGCTCCTGGGGCGAGACGGAATTTGTCACCAAAAACGATGTGAAAGTCTTGGCTCGCGGTGTGGGACAGGTAGTGCGGGGCCTGAAATTCCGGCAATGGCGTCCGGATTATTTTCTGGGTGATGATTTAGAGTCTAATCGGACCGCCAGATCGCCAAACATAGTAACTAAGCAGCTCGACTGGCTCAAAGATGAAGTCTATCCCGCCCTGGAACCCAAAGGCTGTCTGGTGATTGTAGGAAACATGCCTACGCGAAAATGCCTGATGGCGCATCTGGTGCATCATCCCGATTATGATGGCTGGCATGGGCATGTTTACAAGGCGCTGGATGATGACGTACCCACCTGGCCGGAAAGATTTTCACATGAAGCGCTCGATCTGATCAAGTCCACCATCGGGACGGTATCGTTCGAAAAAGAATACATGATGAACCCCAAGGACGATGAAGGGGTGTTCCGTGAAGAATGGTATCGCTATTACCACCCGGAGGAACTGAAAGGGAAGCAGCTTAGAGTGACCTGCGGCTCAGACCCCTCCATTGAATCCGGCCACACGGCGGATTTTAAAGCCATTATCACCGTTGGCCAGGATGCCGACGGGATCATCTACATCCTGGATGCCTTCATCCGCAAAACATCTATCGATCAGTTCCTGCGGGTGCATTATAACCGCTACAACGAATACAATCCCTTCGTGATGGGGCTGGAGGACAACCTCTTCCAGAAGCTGCTTTTCAGAGATTTCGATCGGCTGGCACAGGAGCGCGGCCAACATCTCCCGCTCCGTGGTGTGACGCACACCACCAACAAAGAGATGCGTATCACGGCGCTCTCCCCCCTGGTGGAACGGGGCATAATCCGCTTCCGGCGCGGACAATCCGACCAGGATGTACTTTTGGAGCAGCTCACTTATTTCCCCAGTAGCACGATGAACGACGATGGGCCGGACGCCTTGGAGATGGCCGTCAGCCTGGTAAACTCCGGCGGCGAGATAAAATACCGCGCCACGCGCACCGGACGCGATTATCACCGGGCGGATAGATATCTGAGGGCAGCCTGATGCCAACCAGGTAGAACCTGGAGCCATTAATAGTATAAAAAATGCCATGAAAAAGAAGCCTAAATTAAATGAAATTGCCACCACCGAAAAAGATGTAGATATCTTTGCGGGCTATTTAAAACGTCTGGAGAACCCCGACCCGGTGCTGCGCACCGAATCCGGCGGGAAAGGCTTGCAGCTCTATGATGAGGTAGCGCGTGATCCCCATGCTGCAAGTGTCCTTCAGACGCGCTATCTGGCGGTCGTGGGGAAAGAATGGCAGATTGAGCCCGCTACCGATAGCGCTGAGGATCAGAAAATAGCGGATTTTGTGGCCGAAGTCTTGCGGGGCTGTAATCATGACCAGGCCAGACAGGAACTCCTCCAAGCCATACTCTACGGCTACTATGCATGTGAGGTGATGTGGGACTACTCCGAGGGGCAGATTGGGATCAAAAAGCTGCTCGCCAAACATCCCCGGCGGTTCATATTCACCACCGACCGGAAACTAAGGTTATTGACGCCGCAGAACATGATCGATGGTGAGATCGTACCGGACAGGAAATTTCTCACCTTCACGTATGGCTCATCCGACAATCCATACGGTGTCGGCCTGGGTCAAAAGTTGTGGTGGCCGATCTGGTTCAAAAAACACGGCATAAAATTTTGGGTGATATTCGCCGAAAAATTCGGCAGCCCGACCGCCATAGGGAAATATCCGGCGGGCACCAAACAGACTGACCAGGAAAAGCTCCTGGAGACCTTGGAAGCTATCCAGCAGGAAGCCGGAATTATCATCCCGGAAAACATGCTGGTGGAGCTGCTCGAAATTAAACGCAGCAATTCCCAGGATGTCTACAAAGACCTGTGCGAGTTCATGAACGCCGACCTTTCTAAGGTAGTTTTGGGCCAGACGCTCACTACCGAGGTGGGGGAGACCGGCGGGGCGTATGCCGCCAGCAAGACCCATGATGATGTACGCCAAGAGATAGTGAAAGCAGATTCAGATCTGCTCTGCGAATGCCAAAACGAAACCCTTATCCGCTGGATAGTTGATTACAACTATCCAGCGGTAAAAAAATATCCAAAAATCTGGATCCGGACGGAACAGGAAAAGGATCTGAAACCGCTGGCCGAGCGCGACAAGATAATAGTCCGTGAAATCGGCCTGCCCGTAGCAGAGGAGTATTTTTATGATACCTATAACATTCCGAAACCGGAAAAGAAGCAAAATTTAGTTTCACCGCCGCAATCACAACCGCCGCCGGAGGAAATAGAAGCCTCCGAATTCGCTGAAAAAAAAACTTTCCATCCACACGGTGGTAATCCGGCAGAAGTAGCCCAGGGGCAGGTTGATGGCGCGGTTGAAAAAGCCGTCCTGGATGCCATACCGTTCTTAGAAAAATTAAATCAGGCGATAGCTGGTGTAATACAGAGCGCGGTCTCATATGACGAAGCGAAAGCGCTGTTAACAATGCCCGGGGTAGAGCTTCTGGGTGATTTTGCCGGTCATGTTGCTGATGCAATGCTGAAAACTAACCGAATCGGAAGTGATTCAGTTCTGGAAGAAGTCAGGCAAAATGAGCCCATTGAAATGGCCGATGCCAAGGATACCGCAATAGGTATAGCAGTAACGGCCCGGGGCTCCGCCCTGTGGGGGCCGGGGCTGCCGTTCCGTGAAGCGGTGGAATGGTTCCAGGAACGGGCGTTCACCATCGCCGGCTTTACCCAGGAGAGCCTCCTGGAGAATGTCAAGCAAGAAATACTCCGGAACATGGAAAAGGGCGAGACCTTCCGTGACTTCAAGAAAAACTTTAAAAAGATTCTGGGCAAAAAAGGTATAACCAGGCTGAAGCCGTACCGGATCGAAACCATTTACCGCACCAATATGCAATCAGCTTATCAGGCCGGACGTTATCAGCAGATGCAGTCGGCGACGGTCAAAAGGCTCCGGCCATATTGGCGTTATGTAGCGGTGATGGACAATGTTACTAGGCCGGAACATGCCGCCATGAACGGGAAAGTTTATCCGGCGGATCATGAAATTTGGGGAAAATGGTATCCGCCGAATGGCTTCAATTGTCGCTGCTACGTAGAGACCGTTTCGGCCCGTGAGTTACAGCGATACGGCTGGCAGATTGAAGAGAATCCCGTATTGGGGATCGAGCCCGATAAAGGCTTCGAAAAATTGCCGCTGGCGGCATAACCAGGTAGAACCTGAAGCCATAACGAGGACAAGATGCCAATTGAGGCTAGTATAAGCGTAGAAGATCGTGAAGTAAGCTGGTTGATGCGGCGCATTTATCGTCGGACAAAAAACTTAGGGCCTGTGCTGGCAACTATCGGCGAAATAGTCCAAGCATCTATCCAGCGGAATTTCGAGGAAGGCGGGCGCCCTGAGAAATGGAAAGCTTTAGCGCCATCCACTATAAAACAACGGGAAAAGACAGGTAAATGGCCGGGGAAAATATTGGTGCGGCGGGGAACCGCCGGCGGACTGCAAGGCTCGATCAGCTACCGGGTATTTTCAGCCGGCGTGACGCTAAGCGCCCTAAAAAAATATTCGGCGGCGCATCATTTCGGACGGGAAGCGATGGGCAGGCGGTCAACGCTGGGCAGCCGCGAGGTACAACGCGGCGTATCCGGCATACCCGCCAGGCCGTTCATGATGCTCCAGGATGAGGATTGGCGGGAGATTGAAGAGGAATTGAAGGATTATCTTTTGGAAACATAAGAGGAGGATATATGAATGGGAAATGGATAGCGATTTTCAAGACCGGCGCTTGGACGGATTCCGGCGGCCATACACGGGAATGGACGGCGGCTGACCTTAGAAATATAGTGGCACGATATAACCCAAGCGAGCAGGAAGCGCCGCTGGTGATCGGGCATCCCAAGACCAATGCCCCGGCCTACGGCTGGGTACAGGCGCTCAAACTAGATGGTGATAAATTATGGGCACAAGTCAAAAACGTAGTACCGGAATTTGCAAAGATGGTCAAAAACCGCATGTTTCCAAAGCGTTCTATATCGCTTTCTCCAGACCTAAAACTCCGGCATATCGGGTTCTTGGGCGCAGTCGCTCCGGCGGTTTCCGGCCTGGCCGATGTTGAATTCTCTGAAATCGAAAGCGTAAAGATAGAATTTTCAGATACAATAACACAAGAGGGTGCAATACCACCCGCACAGGAGGAAAAGCATATGAGCTTAAAAGACAAGTTTAAAAACGCCTTCAATAAGGCCGTGGATGAAATTCCAGAGACTGAATTTCAAGGCGGAAATCAGCCGGTCACATTTTCGGAGGCGGAAGTAAAGGCCCGGGAGGCCGCCGCAGCCCATGCCGCCGCAGAGAAGGCCAAGGCCGAAGCCGCTGCCGAGTTTGCGGAGCGGCAGAAAAAGGAGCGGGCCGAGCGCAAAGCTGGCGAAGTAAAAGCATACTGCGAGAGGATGATAAAAGAGGGCAATGCCCTCCCGGCCTGGCAAAAGGCGGGGCTGGCGGAATTCATGGCCGCACTTGATCAGGAGGAGACTATAGAATTTTCATCCGAAAAGAAGGAGAGCCGGCTGGCATGGTTCAAGGGTTTTTTAGAGGGACTGCCCAAGGTCATAGAATTTTCGGAAACCGCCGGACGCGACAAGAATACCGGTGGCGGCAACGCTACAGAGAAGTTGTTAGCGATGACCAAGAAAAAAATGGCCGCCGACAAAACCTTAAGGTTCAGCCAGGCGCTTAATGATGTCCAGGCCGAAAATCCCGGCCTGGCAGCCGAATATTTAAAATTAGCAAGGGGGTAGACATGCAAGGAACAAACCCAATCTTAGAGAAAGAATACCTGGCTGATGGCGCTGTCGCCATTAGCAGGATAGTAAAACCAGGCACAAACGAGGATGATGCGGCTCAAGCTACGGCTGTAAGCGAGAAGTTCTTGGGCGTAGCGCAACATGCCGCCGCCGACAACGAGCGTGTGCGTATTATGGAAATGGGAATAACGGAAGTAGAGTTCGGCGGAACGATAGACTATGGTGACCCGCTTACGAGCGATGCCGCCGGCAAGGCCGTAGTCGCTGCTCCCGCCGCCGGAGTAAACAATAACATAATCGGATTTTCGAGAACGGGAGGCGTCTCCGGTGATATCGGTACCGCGCTGTTGGCTCCCGGCAGAATCCAAGGATAAAAAAAGGAGGTAATAAGTATGCCGGAACCAAAAGATATACATGTAGATGCAGTTTTATCCCAGATCAGTCTTCAGTATCGTAATGAAGCGCTGATTTGGGATCAGGTGCTGCCGCCGCTCAAGGTCAATAAGCGCTCGGATGTGTATTACATTTACAACAAAGATGAGCGTTTCCGTATCCCATCCGATGCCATCGGCCCGAAATCGCAGGCCAATGAAGTGGATTATTCGGTCACCACCGGTAACTACTCGGTCAAGGATCACGCCCTTTCCGACTTCGTGTCCCGGGCGGAACGTGATAACGCAGATCAGCCGCTAAATCCGGATGTCGATGCCGCAGAATTCATAAGCAACCTATTGTGGCTGGCCCAGGAGAAACGGGTGGCCGATTTGGCATTTGTGGCTGCCAGCTACCCTGTCGGCAATAAGGTCACTCTGTCGGGAACTGACCAGTGGAATGATGAGACGAACTCCAATCCGTTGGATGATATTCTGACCGGCCTGGATGCAGCGTTCATCCGCCCTAATGTGATGGTGCTCGGCGGTTTGGTGTTTACCCAGATAAGAAAACATCCCAAAATCCTGGATGCAATAAAAGGAAGAACCGGCGTCGCGCCCAGAGGCGGGATCGTCTCCGCCCAGGATTTAGCGGACCTGTTTGAGATTTCAAAGGTTCTAATAGGCCGGTCAAAATACAATACCGCCAGGAAAGGGCAGACCGCCTCGTATGCCAAGCTGTGGGGGAAACATAGCGCATTGCTTCATGTGGTGCAGCGACCATCGGTCAGGAGCATTACCTTCGGCCTGACCTTCCAGGAGATGCAGATGCAGACGCAGCGGATTCCGGAGCCTAAACGGGGAATAAAAGGCGGCGATCTGATAATAACAGCCTGGAACACCGACGAAAAGATTGTGGCCTCCGATGTGGGTTACTTCATCGAAAACGCTATTGCGTAGCAGATAGAAACCAAGAAAGTAAAATAAAAGGGGGTGGAGACAATGTAATTTATGGCAACCAAAAAATTAGAAAATACAAACATTAAATTAGTGGGCGGGATGCCTTACATAAGTTTGGGTTCCCAAGATTTTGGTTTCCCGCCCACTAGACATGGAGGATAAGATGGCAAAATATAAGTGTCTGTGGACAATAAAGCATAACGGGAAACTATATCAGCCCGGCAAAACCATAGAATTAACGGCCGCAGAAGCCAGCCCCTTAAAATACGCGCTAGGCAAAATAGCCAAGGAGCTGGAAGCTAAAGAAACTAAACAAGTCACCTTACGCAAAGATCGACGATCTACAAAAACAATAAATTGTTAACCGCGTATGACACAGAGAGCGCAGAGGATAAATTAATTGTTTTTCAATGAGTTGCAAAATGACCTACTCTCTATGACCTCTGCGTTCTCTGCGGTTAAAATCACCTTTCCAGGGTCGGTATTTTAATTTGCGTAACATGAGTAGGAAAAATGGCATATTCAACCGAAGCAGACATAAAAAAGTTAATCTCCCTAGAGAGCTTAGTTCAACTCACTGATGACGAGGGGCTTAACATCGTGGATCAGGGGCGGGTTACTGAGGCAATCGCAGACGCCGATGCCGAAATAGATGCTTATTGCGCGGGGCGATACACCGTACCATTTTCAACGGTGCCTGCGGTCATAAAAAAACTATCGGTCGACATAGCCGTCTATAATCTCTACTCACGCTGCCCGAGCGAAGAAGAAACGCCGCCTGTGCGCCAGGAGCGGTATAAATACGCACTTAAAATGCTGGAAAGCATCTCCAAAGGTACCATCACCCTGGGTGTGTTTCCTGAACCCACCGGGGGGACTGAGCAAATCAAATCCAGCCGGACAAAAGCAGATAGAACATTTTCTACCGGCAAAACTTCCGACGGCACATCCGGGAGTTTGGATAACTATTAGCAAAGTAGAAAGGAGGCTGGCCTCCTGTTTGCTGAAATAGAAGAAAAAATCATAAACAAATTAGAACAACAGGGATTGTCCATCCGGGAGATTGCCGTAAAATCCGGCGCAACCGGCCAGGCCAACCCGGCGGTGTATGTCTATATCGAGGACGGCGAATTCAGAAAAGCGGATTTAGATGGATTTAACGTAGGGATCAACATCTATTTGACTATAAAATTTAAAAACCTGCGAAATGAAAAGCAGCGGAGACATGGAATTTATCCAATATTGCAAGGCATTTTAGAGGCGCTCACGCTCCAGGACTTAGGACTGGAGATAGAACCCCTAAAGCCGAAAGCATTCGGCAACATCACTACCGACAACCAGGCAGTAGCCGGGATATTAGTGTTTCAGATGGCCTTCGAGACAGATTATTATCTGGCGAAAATTGAAGAAGAAAGCATCATCGATCTCTTTAAGATCGGTTTAGGATACTATTTACAATGGCCGTCGGATGACGGAATAAAAGATTCAGAAGATTTGATAACACTTTAGGGAGGACAACAAATGCTAATGAAAGCAATACCAGGCGGGAAGATCCCCGTGCGTGGCAAACCGGGGCAGCATATCACCGACGACAAGGCCGTGAATGTGCCCAACAACAGCTATTACCGGCGGCTGGTGGCTGAAGGATCGCTGATCGAAGTGCCCTTAGAAACAACCAACCAAAAACCTTCAGCGAAGCCTCGAAAGGAGGGCGGTAAATAATGCAGATAGTTTTTAATGATATTCCATATACCCTTATCCCCGGCGTCTACGGGGAATTCGATTTCAGCAAGGCCAACCGGTCGCTCATTGAAAATATTCAGAAACTCATGCTCCTGGGCCAGCGACTTAAGGCGCGGATAGAACCCGCCCGGTGGCAGGGCGGGACGCTCAATGACTGCACCGCCGGAGGCACATATACCGGCGATGCCAAAAAGAATTGTTGGGTGAAAATATCCGTGGCCGCGGCAACTGACAAGTTTCAGTATTCCATAGACCGCGGCGTAACCTGGTCATCTGAGACGGATATTACCGGCTCGGCACAGGCGCTGGAGGATGGCGTCACCGTGACTTTTGGCGCGACCACCGGACATGCAGTGGATGACGAGTGGCGTTTTGGGGCTTGGCCGGACCCGACGGTAGCGGAGAAGGTGCCGACACAAATTTGGTCTGATGTGGAAGCCGCTGTTAAGTTAGGCTACGGCTCGATGGTGCATATGATGGCCCGGGCGGCCTTGGCCGCTGGACAAGCGTATCAGCTATTCGTCTGTGCGCTGGATGATGACGGCGCGGCGGTAGTTTCCGCTGGAGCATACACATTTTCCGGCACCTGTGTGGCGGCGGGATATTTCCGCGGTTATCTCGGCGGGAAAATGATGGAAATAAATATTGCCAAAAACGATGCCGCCGCCGAAGTGGCCATCGCCTGGCAAAACAAAATCGCTGACTATCTGGATCAATTGCCGGCGGATCCGGCAGTCGACCAGACAACCGCCGGTAAGGTGAACATGACCGCCAAAAACGGAGGCGTGGTAGGTAACCAAATCCCCTTGGCATATGATATGACCGCCCTGGGCATTACCTGTGCCATTAGCGACATGGCTTCAGGCGCTACCGACCCCGACATAGATGACGCCACGGATGCCGCCGCCGCAGGCGACTATACCATCTACGTAAATCCTTATAATGATGCTGCGGCTCTCGGGAAACTGAAAGTGCATCTGGATGAAGTTTCCGGTCCGGTTGAACAGCGGAGCGCCATCGGCGTCAGCGGGTACACCGGCTTGGTGGCGTCGGGCATATCACTGGCTGACGGCGTCAATCACGGGCGGGTCAATATCCCCTTTATTAAAAACAGCGGGAGCAAGTATCAGGACATACCATATGAGCTGGCTGCCGGATATGCCGCTATGATCGCCGCCCGATTTGATGCGGTGACCTCGCTGGACGGCGTGGACATAAAAAACCTGCATGCGCCGACGCTATCGGATCGGCTCACCAGGGCCGAGCATGAAAGTCTGCTTCTGGGCGGTTTAACCCCACTTGGGGTAAACAGCGGCGAGGTGGTCGAAATTGTGCGGGCGGTCACTACCCGCACGGAAAATGACCAGGGTGTCCCGGACACCTCCCAGCGGGAACTCGGAACTATAACCGGCTTGGATTATGTCAGAAAAGACATAGTGGCTGCCATAGCTCTTCGTTTCACGGGAGTGAAAAAGACCGATCGAATCACGAAAGAGATCTGGTCTGAAATCTTTGCTCGCCAGAAGCGGCTTGAAGAAGCTGAAATCATTAAAAATGTCGATGTCCACAAGGATTCATTGGTAGTGCAGGATAATGCGACCGATGTGAATCGTCTGGATTGTTATGTGCCGATAGATATTGTCGGGGCGTTGCATGTTACCGCCCTGCAATTCGGCCTAATACTAAGCTGAAAAAATGAGGTGAAAAATGAGCAAACAATATGCACGGACAGTAATCCTGACGCTAAATGGCGTCAGGATTAGGGGCATCAAAGGCTTCCGGGAGCCCAACGTTAGCCTTTGGGACCCGGTCGATACGATGGATGATACCGGCGCCGCCGAAAAGACGGCGCGGTATAAGGATATGGAAATTGACTATATTGTGCCGGTCACCGACCCGGAATATGACTGGGAAGCGGTCAACGATGCCAGGCTCACTGTGGAGTATCCCTCCGGGAAACGACACACTTATACCGGCGTTTATCCGAGCGAAGTCGGCGGAGCGAAACTGGATGGCGAAGGCGATGCAATCAGAGAAGTAAAGCTGTTCGCAGCAGACAGGATAAAGGAATGATCACAGAAAAAGGCAAATTAGCGTTGGGGTTGGAGCATGAAGGGAAAACGCATAAAGAATATGAGCTTCGGCCCTTGTTTGTGCGGGACTCGTTTGACATCGCTGAACAATATGAGCGGTCGAAAACTGACGACAACTACATGGGGTTGTGTGTCCTGGCAAGTCAGATAGTCCGGCTGGGGCAGCTTAGCGGCGAAAAGATAACACCGGATCTGCTTATGGGTTTGGCCGACTACGACCTGCGGATATTAATAGCCGCACAAGGGGCGCTGGACGGTCGCCTGGGTAATTTTCGCAGCCCGGCAAAGGACGTGGCATAAGGTAGTGTTGTGCCTGCTGAAACTTGGGTTTTCTCATGAGGTCATTATGGGCATGACGCCTCAGGAGATTGAGGGTTATATGGATGTCTATGAAGAGCTAACGAACCCGGAAAAGCGGATTACCTATCGCGTGGAGCCATAGCCAAAGGATGCGGCCCAAAAAGCCGGCTATTCGGCCGGCAAAATAAACGAACAGAAGGAAAAGTATTCCGCCTGCAAAAAAAGAAAGATAAAAAATCATGAGCGTTGCCTCTCTTGCAATTAAGTTTACAGCGATTGACCAGCTAAGTCAAGTGGTCGGGCGGGTAAAATCCCGCCTGGCGTCGCTGGCGGCGGGCGGTGAAGAGGTGCAGGCCGCCTTTGATCGGATGAATAAATCCTTCAAATGGGCGGCGATCTCGGCGGTAGGGACCAGGACGCTGGCGAAATCCCTGAAACCGGCTCTGGACGCCGCCGGTAATTTGCAGTCTGAAATGTTAGGCGCCAGGGCGGAAATGGCTGGCGCCGCAAAGAATGCAAAGGAGTTGGAAAAAAATCTAACGAAAATAAAATCGACCGCCTTTACCATCCAGGCCTGGACGCCGTTCAATCAGGCGCAGATAGTGGCGCTGGAGAAGCAGCTCCTAAAATCCGGCGCAGCCGTTTCCGATGTAATCGGCAAGCAAGGCGCGGCGGCCGCCTCCGCCGCACTGGCGGTCTATGAAAACATGGATGCCGCAAAGACAGGTAAAGGGCTGATTGGCATTGCTACCCCGTTCGGCATCAAAGCCTCGGAATTCATGGAACTGGCGGACATGGTATCACGTACCGCCTCCGCCGCCCCGGTGGGCGCGGCGGAAATAGTTGAGACCGCTAAATATGCCGCCCCGGCGATGGCAAAATTGAAGCGACCGATAAAAGAAATGTTTACGCTGTCCGCCATGCTCGCTAAGAGCGGTGTCGACGCCAGCATGGCCGGAACGGCCTTACGGGAATTTTTCACGGAAGCAGCCAAAACGAAAACGTTTCGGGACGCCCACGGTAACCTGAAGGATTTAGCTGAAATCACCAACATACTCCAAGAAAACCTTAAGGGTCTTGGGGAAGCCAAACAGCTGGAAATATTAGACAAAATATTCGGCCGCCGGGGTTCGCAAGTAGCTTTTGCCCTCATGTCAGAAGGAGAAGGATCATATGAAAATATAAACGATGCTATGAAAGGCTCATTGTCGCTACAACAGAAGCTACGCATCCGAATGCGAGGGTTTTTTAAGCAACTGGAATCTCTGAGCGGTACATCCACGTCAGTCCTCGCCGAATTGTTTCAGCCGGCCCTAAAGTGGCTGACGCCGGTAGTCAAAAAAACAAATGAATGGATGACGGCCTTGGGTGAAATAGCCCAGAAGAATAAATCACTATCGGCAGCTGTCTCCGGGGCATCCCTGGGCGGCGTGGCGGCTGGAACCGCCGCCACAATTGGTCTTACTGCCGCCGGACAAGCTGTGGAAGCAGTTACCGGCGTCCAGCCCGTTTTTGTAACGAATTGGCCGGCAGGTGGAGTTGGTGGTGGTGGTGAAACACCAGGAACGGTGTTGGCGGGAGAGGCATCTCGCCGAACTGCGGGAGGACTTTTACGTTGGGTAGGGAATTCGCCGTCGTTTTTGCCCGCCGCCTGGCTTGGTAGGTTAGCGAGTATGGGCAGCCTGGGAGCTACGCTGGCGGGATCTGCAGCCACGGCTGGAACAGGGACAGTTCTGGCGACTGCCGGGGCCGGCCTGGCAATCGGCTATGGCTTGGGGAGCCTCATTGATCGCTGGATTGGTATCACCGATAAGCTCGCTAATTTAATAGCAGGCACACCGGCATTAGTCGGCGTGCCTGAGCATATGAAGAGTCGGTTGGTGGAGAATAAAATCAATCTCAATATCCAGATTGACCAGGAGCGCGGCAGGGTGACCACCAAAACCAACGATATGAATACACGGGTGAACGTAAAACCAATCCCGAGGGGCGCCTTATGGCACGCGAAAAAGCCGTCATAAACGGGATCGAGTTGAAGATCGAAACCATCTCCGATGAGTTCCCGAAAGCTATCATAAAGCATGAATATCCGCACGTTAACGGGGCGGAGCTTGAAGATATGGGCCAGAGCGCCCACACCATAAATTTTCGTTGTTTTTTCGATAATCATAATTATGAGGAGCATCTTGACCTCATAGACCTGCTGGAAGAAACCGACCTCCTGGAGTTAGATCATCCCAGGTATGGACTCATGCAAGGGAAAATTGAGCGGACGAGTATCCGGCATGATGACCGGATACGTCTGGCGGAGATAGATCTGACGTTCGTGGAAAATCTCCGGATCGATATCGAGACCGCATACCGGGAGGATGTGAAGGGAGCGACGGAAACAACCTTTGGGGATGGCCAGGAGCAGCAGGCGGATGAGTTTGCCGAGGATACGGAAATCGCTCTCGGTACGGAAGCGAAAGCTATCACAGCAGAAACATTGGACCCGGGAAAAAGCATTCTGGAGCAATTCACAGGTTTAGGTGCCACTGCCCGGGCGTATGTCGGAAAAATAAGCGAATTGGAAGGCAAACTGGAGGCGACACTGGCTACTATTTCCAATCCCGCTAATTCGCTAATCGCCTCGATTGACTATGGCGTGAACCTGCCGGGCCGGATTATAGGCGCCATCGCCAAGGCAGCCGAAAGATACGTGATTCTGTACGAAAATTTGGCGGACGCTCCGGAGCGTTTCCTCCAAAGTTTTGAGGATGGGTTGTCTGCCCTAGAGGAATCCCTTGAACTCAACGAAACTTATAATGCTACAACTAAGATCTCCGAGGCCAAAACAGCGGCCCAGGAATCTATCCGCAAGCACCTCCAAATTACGGGCGCACAGGTGGCCGCCCTGGATCTGGCGGAGATGTATGCCGCGGATGAGGCGGAGCGGGCGGAGGTTCGCCAGGTTGAAAACACAAAAAGCTTTGATGTAGCGGGAAATTATGTCAAGACTGAACCCATGCCGGAGATTTATACCGTGGGACAGATAGAAAAATCACTGGCGGCGGCCAGGGAGTATCTGCAAGCCGCCATTGATCAGGCCAGGAAAATGCAAGCGCTAAAAAACATAGCCCGGACGCTCCTCCAGCATGTAAACATCATCAAGCTGGAGCGGGAAAAAATAATACAGGTGGAAATATATAACCCCACGCCGCTGCATCTGATTTGTCTTATGTATGGGCTGCCGTATAACTATGCACCGCGGATTTTGTCCATAAACCCGCAGATTTCAAACACTAATTTCGTGAGCGGAAAGATAAATATCTATGCCAGATGAAGTCAAAGTATTGATTGGCAATAAGGAAATTGCTCATTTCATAAGCTATCAGGTGGGGAGTGATCTCTTTGAGGCGGCCGATTCGTTTTCGCTGGAGTTGGCGAACCCAAACTTTGGGAACCTTGAAAAAGAAATTCAAGCAGGTCTCCAATGCCAGCTATATGTCAATAAGGTTTTGGAATTGACTGGAATCGTCGACCGGGTGTCGGAGACATATTCCAAGTCAAGTCATACCATCACTGTCGAGGGACGTGATTTGATGGGGTTGATAGTGGATTCGTATGTTGAAAATGAGTTCAAGACAAAAGAAAACGCCTCGATACAGGATTTGGCGGAGGAACTTTTAAAAAGCGTGCCATTCATTGACCGCTCAAAGATAATTTATGGCACAGGCTCTAAGGATAGAGCGGTGCCTGTGCGGGAAGAAAAAGAAACTCTGCTGTCCGAAAAAAAAGATTTCATACAAATTGAGCCTGGGCGGACTGTCTTTGAGGCGCTGAAGGAGTATGCCCTGGCAGCCGGTCTACTCTTTTTCAATCTCCCGGACGGGACATTCGTGTTCGGCGAGCCCGTCACCAGGGGGCGGGCCATATTCAACCTTGTCTGCCGTATTGATGGGCGGGGGAATAATGTTCTGGAGTGCACCCGCACCCGGGATATTTCACAGCAATACTCCAAAGTCAGAGTCATAGGCCAGCAGCAGGACAGCGTGTTCGGGGTGGGCGATGTGAACAAATCCGGCGAAGCGCTAAATGAGGATTTTCCATTCGCAAAACCCTATGTGCTTGAGTCGGAAAGCGTGAGCGCTAAACCCGAAAACCAGGCTAAGCTGATTATGAATAAGCAAAATTTCGAGGGGTTTACCCTCGAATGCAAAGTAAAAGGGCATTCGCAACGGGGGCGGAATTTACAAACTAATACCATTGCACACCTAAAACATGAGGGGCTTAAACCCCCGGTGGATAAGGATTATCTGGTTTATGCCCGGACATTCGAACGCTCTAAACAGGACGGGACGACTACCACGCTCCGACTTTCTGAACTGGGGATATTGCCAGCATAATGAAATTGATAAGAACAATCATAACTGATATGTCCGCAGAGGAAATCAGACGTTTTTCCGGGTCCGGCAGACCTGGGGAGATATTATCTAATCGTGAGTTTTTCCAGCAATACGGTTTTGCTTCCAGGCCGCTCGATGGCGCGGAAGGCATTAGCCTGGTTCAGGGAAACCAAATTTTCTTGATTGCCACCGCCGATCGGCGCTACAAAATATCATTAGAAAAAGGTGAGGTCGCCATTCAGACGGATGAAGGCGACCTGATACATCTGAAACGCAACAAAGAAATCCTGGTCAGCAGCGGAAATAAAATAACCATAAATGCGCCGGTAGTGGAGCTTGGAGCAGCTGCCGGACATCTAAAACTCATGAATGAGAATATGGAGACGCTTTTCAATGCACATACTCATTATGGCGTCTCGACAGGATCATACTCTACAGCAGCGCCAACTCAACAAGCTGGAGTAGCGCAAAAAACAACAAACCTGAAAGCAACATAACTAATGGACTTCAGGATTGAAATAGAAAACGGATTAGGCGTCATGACGTTCAATAAATCTGAGGACATCATGAACAACATATTTCTGAGCCTAAAAGTTCCGAAAGGTTCCCGGCTGCATCTGTTGCGGCGCGCCAAACTCACGGACCGCACGGTAACCCTGGCGGAGGAATATTGTAGGGAAGCTCTCCAATGGCTGCTGGATATCGGGCGAGCCACTAAGATAGATATTTTCTCCGAGCGGGATTCTAAAAATATACACCGGCTGAACCTCAAGGTGGAAGTCATCCAAGCCGATGGCCGTGAGATAAGTTTCCAGACCTTCGTGGAGGTGGAATAATTCGTGATTTATAACACGTTCCCGTTGGTCGCTTCTATATAAGGAATAAATTATGAGTTTTTTGAAAGATTTTGACACGATCCTCAACAATATCCTCGCTGATTGGCAGAACCAGTTCCCAGAGGTGGATATTAGCCAAGGCAGCCTAATCTACATGAAATCAGCCTGTCTGGCGTCTATCGTCTGGGGGCTATATCGCTATCAGGAATGGATCTCACGTCAGGTTTTCCCCGACACATCAGATACGGCTCAATTGGATCATTGGGCCTGGATATGGGGTATCAGCCGGAAAGCTAATGAATCTGATGACGATTTATTAGCGCGGCTGCTGGCCAGAATTCAACAGCCGCCCGCGGGCGGTAATGCCGACGATTATGTGAGTTGGGCGCTGGAGATTACCAACATTCTGGCGGCCTATTGTTATCCA